GCGAGGTCGCCTTCCGGGTGGCAGACGAGGACTATGTCCTAAAGTTTACCACCAACGCGATCTGCAAGGTTGAGAAAGAGTTGGAAGAGGGCCTCAATTCAATTCTCCAAAACATGCAGCGCGTGACCACCGTTCGCGCGCTCTTCTGGGCGGGGCTGCACTTCTATCGGCCCAACCTCACCGTTCCGCAGACTGGCGACCTCATCGACCGCGTTGGCATGGGACCGGCTACGGAGGCCATCGGCAAGGCGCTCACAGCAGCGTTCTCTCCTGCCACTGAGGGCGACGCCCCAAACGCATAAACCCAGAAGCACGCACCGATTGGGACGATCTCCACCTGATATGGATGGCGAGCGGCCACGATCCCGCGCGGTTCTGGGACCTGACAATGCGCGAAGTAGATCGCGAGTTTCGAGCAACCGCAAAGATACGCGAGCGCGAGACGAACGAACGGCTTTGGTTGGCGTGGCATATAGTGGCCCTGGACCGAACCGAGAAGCTGCCGAAACTTGAGACGCTGATGATTAAGTCAGGCGCACCCAAACCGAAACTGGCAGGCGATCAAATGCTGTTCGCGATGAAGTCGATCTTCCTAGCGTTCGGTGGCGACCCGGCAGACTTGAGGACTGAGTAATGAGCCAAGCACAGATCGGCAATCTGAATGTGTCGCTGGGTATCAATACCGCTCAGTTTGCGGCAGGGCTTTCGCAGGCTCAGAGTTCGCTTGCCACGTTTGGCAAAGGTCTAAAGGCGTTCGCTACCGGCGCAGCTGCTGTCGGTATCTTCAGCCAATCAATCGCGGCGCTCAAAGACGTTGCCGATATGGGCGACGTTGCCGAAAGTATCGGCATCACAGCCGAGCAGATGCAGGTATTTAACCGGCTCGCTCTTGCGTCTGGCGCGTCAACCGATGTGATGACGCGCGGACTTCAGTCAATCGCGGAACAGTCCGTAGACACCAATTCAAAACTGGCCGAGCTATTCGCGGCGAATGGCCTGGTAACATCCGGCAAGACTATCAACCAGATCATTCTGGACTTCATGGAACTCCTGAAGAATGCGCGCACGCCAGCCGAACAGTTGGCTATGGCGACAGAAGTGCTTGGCGCAAAGGTTGGCCGTCAGCTTGTTGAAGCTCTCCGCACTGGCTCTCAAGGCTGGCAGGAAGAGTTCGGGAATATGCGGGAGTCCGGGAACTACCTTGCGAACGAGTCTGTTGTAGACGCACAGCGGATTGAGACAGCCTACAATCAGGCCATTGCAAGCATCGCAACCGCCTGGCAGCGGATGGTTGTCAAGATGCTGCAAGGCGCTGAGAATGTTGCGGCTGCGCTTGATCCTATCATCAATCCAGATTTCTCAAAAACCACTGCTGGCGGCGAGTTGTGGCGTACTCTATTTGGCGGGCCGACCACGCCAGGGTTCGGAGAGTCTCCGGGGTTCCTGAAGAACTCACCGTCTGTAAACATGGGGCCGATGGGCGGCCCCGGTCAGTTCGCTCCGATCCCGTCCAAGGTTAGCGTTCTGCCAGTTGATCCGCCCAAGATACAGAAAATCACAAAGGAAGTTGACGAGGCGACGGATGCTCTTGAGCGTCTGAAATCCGAAGGTCAAACCTTGTGGGAGTCAACCCGCACACCGATTGAGTCCTACCAGCTGGGCATTCGCAACCTGAACGGCTTGTTGCAACAGGGCGTTATCGAACACGACACATACGACCGCGCCGTGAAGCAGCTTCAAGACGAGTTCAGCGAGGCTGTTCCTGCCGCATATGAGTTTGGAAGTGCGCTCCAGAGCATCGGCCAGACAATCATGGACACGCTTGGGTCCGCTATTGAGGGTCTGATTTCCGGGACAATGAGCCTGAAGGACGCCTTCACAAGCATGACTGCCAGTGTTGCTCAACAGCTTTCACAGCTGGCCGCGCAACTCATAAAGTCTTCGATCTTCAAACTGCTCTCGATGCTGGCCGGTGGCATGGGCGGGGTCACAGTTGGCGGGATGTCGTTTGGCGGGTTCTACGCTGACGGCGGCAACCTCGGCTCCGGCAAGTGGGGCATCGCTGGCGAGAATGGCCCCGAGATCATCCACGGGCCTGCGGCAGTCACGCCGATGGGCGGTGCATCTGCGCCCCAGATGAACGTGACCGTTATTAATAACTCGTCGGCCTCGGTGAATACGCGCAAGAACTCTAGAGGCGAACTTGAAGTTATGGTCGAGGACATGCTTGCCGAGAAGCTCATTCGCGGCGGCAACAAGATCGACGCGGCTCTTGCTCGCGGTTACGGGCTGCGGAGGGCTGGCAGATCATGACGATCAGCCAAGCCCTTAAAGAGGTCTACGCTTCGGCCCCGGCAACGACCCGTTATGTCGAGACACTGTCTTTCAGCCACTCGCTATTCCCACAAACCTTCTATCTCACCAATGACAATCAAAGCTGGAGCTACCTTCTAGAGACGGGCCAGCTGGTGACCTTCTCTGTCACGCCATTCCAGATTGTCCTTCCGTCCCTCGACGGTAAGGGCAACCAGGACATGAGGCTGACCATTGCCAACATCGGACGGGAACTGATCGACCCACTTGAAGCCGCCATCGCTAAACCGTCAGAGCCGGTGCAGTGTGTTTACAGGGTGTACCTCAACCAGGCGTCGAGCAGCCCGCAGAACAGCCCGCCGCTGGCCCTCATCATCACCGGCGTGCAAGTAAACCGGGATGCGGTGTCTGCAACGGCAAACCGCACGGACGTTTTGAGCAGGGCGTTCCCGTATAATTTCTACAAACTGGCAACATTTCCCGGCCTGCGCCGATGACCTTGGATGATTTTGTCGGGCTTCCCTACCGCGAAGGCGCGCGAGGTCCAGACGAATACGATTGTTATGGGCTCGTCGCGGCGGTGTTTAGGGCCGTGCGCGGCGTTGAGTTGCCAGACTGGTATCAGCCCACCCCCGGCCAGCAAGGGGCCTCACGGGCGATCTCTGCGGCTCTGGCTGGCGAGGTGGACGGTGGGCGCTCTGTCCGGGTCAATTGGCCGGTCGATCTGCCGGAAGAGTGGGACATCGCGATTGTCGGCAGCGCCGACCGTCCGCACCATGTCGGTGTGTTTGTGGCTGGCGGTGTTCTCCACGCTTCAAAAGCGTTCGGCTCTGCGTGGCATTCGCTGTCACGGTTCATGACATTTTATCCTCGGACGGAGTTCTACCGGTGGCATCGCTAGTACTCCTCCTTAACCCGCTGGCACCGCACACGCGGGAGACCCACCACTTGCCTGACGGCGTGCGTGCGATTGACTGGCTCCAAGAGCACCACCCGCATGGGTTTGGTATGCCCTGCCGGTTCTACGTGAACGCCACCGAGAAGCCGCTCGACGATCTGGACTATCCGCTCGCCGACGATGATGTGGCGACGATTGCGGTCATGCCTGGCATTGATCCGGGTACAATCACGCTAAGTGCATTCCTGATCCAGCTTGCCATCGGCGCAATCCTTGCGGGTGCGTCTCTCGCCCTCACCTATTTTTTCCGACCCAAGGAACCGTCCGGTGCCAAGGGCAAGCCGCTTACGATCTATGATGTGTCAGGCGGCCAGAACTCAGCGCGACTTGGCGAGGCCGTGCCTGTGGTCTACGGCTCAGTCCTGACCATTCCGGACTACATCGCGCAGCCGTACACGTGGTTTGATTGGTCGCAGCAAAACTTTCAGCAGCCTTACAACGGCATCCAATACCTCGACCTTCTGCTCTGCGTGGGCCAAGGCAACATTGACGTTCCAAACATCTATCTTGGTGACACTGGTTCGACCACCCCAGATGCCGGGGTTGTTACATGGCGGGCCTTCAAGCCTGCCGAGCATCAAGGCACGATGGGCGTGATCGCCACGGCAATGGGCGGCGGCTTTTACGAAAACGTCGTGACCTCGCCGGAAGTGAGCAATCAGGAGTTCGTGGACGGTAACGACGTTGCTGGTTATTTTGCCACATGCAAATCCGGTAACAAGGGGCGCTACTTCCAGATCGACATAGTGTTCCCTGGCGGTCAGACCAACCCGTCTGATGGTGGCAACGTCAACGGTCGCGACACGCAGTTCCGAATCTTGTGGCAGGAGCTTGATGACAACGACACCGCGGTTGGCGCAGTGGTGACGAAAGTTGTGAAGGCTTCAACAAACAGTGCAATGTCTGTTACGGACGCCAACGGCGGAACTACCGTCACAACCTCAACACCAGAGAAGAATAAAACGCAGATCGGTTCCCCGATCCGCCGGTCCTACAAGATCGACACAGGTCGCAGCGCCCGCTGGGCGGTGAAAATTGAGCGCATCACCGCCGCCCCGAACGCGGTGAACGGGACCGACCGCTTTATTTGGACTGCGCTTAAACTGTACGCCGATTACCCGAGCGGCTCTGCATACGGCGATGTGACCTTGCTGGCTGTCCGCGTTAAAGCGTCCCAGGGCCTTGGCAACGACGCCTCTGTCCGTATCCGTGCGAGGGCAAACCGCAGGCTTCAACCCCCAGGGGGCGGCACTGAGGTGGCGACCAGCAGCGGGGCCTATGCGTTCGCCGATGTTTACACCAATCAGACTTACGGGGCGAAACGCCCGAGCGCCGAGCTTGACCTTACCGCACTAGCCAACCTCCACACGAAATGGACCGGCTACCAGTTCAATTTCGTTTTCACTGACCGCACTACTGTTTGGGAAGCACTGCGGACAATCACCACCCCTTTCGCCGCCGAGCCGGTGCCGGTCGGCCCGGTCATGTCTATCGTGCAGGACGGCGTGAAGGCGGTACGTTCCGCGCTTTTCACCAATGCCAACATCGTCTCAAACAGCCTCACGGTCGGCTACTCTTGGGACGAGGAGGGGGCCACGGACGGCGTCGAGATCGAATACATTGACCCCATAGATTTCCGTCCGGTTTATGCCCTTTATCCCTCGACGGCGTTGCGACCAGAACAGTTCATGCTGCCCGGTGTGACCAGCGCCACACACGCGGCACAGTACGCGCTGCTGACTTGGCAGCGCCGCCAGGGTCAGCGGAAGCGCGTGACCTTTGACACCGAACTTGAGGGCATGCTCCTCCAGCTGGGCGATCGGATCGGCGTTTCGCACAACGTCCCGAAGTGGGGCGACAGCGGGCTCATCGTTGCCGTCTCTGGCCTCACGCTGTCAGCCGACCACAACCTCGATTGGTCTGGCGGCACTAAGTCGATTGTACTCCGCAGGCCAGACGGGTCCGTGACCGATCCGATCTCGGTGACGCGCGGTGTGTACGACTATCAGATCGTGCTGCCGTCCTCGTCCCCCACCACGATCAACGTGGACAACGACTACGAATACACCTCGTTTGCCTTTGGCTCATCCTCGACATTGGTTCGGGATTTCATTGTGACATCGACGCAGCCGACCGGAGAAAACACTGTGACGGTTGAGGCTGTGAACTATGCGCCCGCGATCTTTACGGGCTGCATGAGCTATATGGTCAGCTGATGGAAACCTTCTATCCGAGCGATCTGCCGCTGCCAAAGATTGAAGGCTTTTCGGCAGAGGTTGCGTCTGGCCTTATAAAGACAGAGACGCCAACCCATCAGGCGCAGCGGCGTGTGTTTTCCACAATGCCGCACCGCTTCTCGCTGACCTTTGTCTTGAGCTTTCAGAAATGGGCTAGCTGGTATAGCTGGGCGTCAAGCAACGGCTACCGCTGGTTCGATCTGGAACTCCCGACCATGTACGCGGGAATGGTATCTGCGGACATCGCGCCGATCACAGTCCGGTTTGTTTCCGACATTGTTGCCTCAAAGGTATCGCTGACTGATGTGCAAGTCACCGTCATGGCGGAAAGCGCACCATCGGCGATGATCCAGAGGGTGACGAGCGGCGCTCAAAGTCTGCTTGGCGTCACCCGGAACAACTATGAGCCCGCCGGAATTGCGCTCGACTTCACCGATAACTCGTCGGCTGTGAGAATCTGATGGCAAACTATCCAGACGGCTTGCCGCTTCCGCTTGTCGCGGACTATTCGGTCGCCACTGTCATGGGGGTTTCCGCCGTTGAGTTCGAGGGTGGCAACAACCGGCAGCGCCGCACATCGGCTCGCCAGCGTCACACCTTCAACCTGTCGTTTGTGTTCACGACGGGGCAGCTTTGGGAGTGGCAATCGTGGGCCAACCAGAGCGGTTACGATTGGCACCAGATGCTACTGGAAAGCTCCTATTCTGGCTTCTCGTCTTTGGGCGACCGGCTCATCCAGCACTATATCCGCTACACCTCTGACATTGGCATTGAGACGATTGGCAACGGCTACCTCCGTGTCATGGTTTCGGCAGAGCTTGATCTGGACCGCCCGCCGAGCGGAAACATCTCAACGTCCGGCAGCTGGTATGTGGCAGGCACGCCCGCCAGCCCAGCCGCCGACACGATCACAGCCGGAAGCCCATCCTCACCGGCCACCAACACGATCACGGCGGGTACGCCCGCAATCCCCGCCGCCTAAAGGAACATTCAAATGACTGACACCGCCGCCCGCCAGCGGCAGCTCATCGGCTCGACTGCCGCATGGGCTGCGAATAACATTGTCCTCGGCAGTGGTGAGATCGGCGTTGAGGTTGTCTCTGGGTCAGACGTTCGGATCAAGATCGGCGACGGCACCTTGACCTTCTCTGCGTTGCCCTATGCCTCGGCCTCTAGCACGGCAATCAATGCAGCCACTCAGGCCGCACTCGACGCAAAGGTTGCCTTGGCTGGCGGCACTATGACCGGCCTCCTGGTCCTGTCGGGTAATCCATCCGCCGCACTTGGTGCCGCCACAAAACAATACGTTGACGCGATCAACACCAGCCTTTCGACATCAATATCTGGCAAGCTATCGACCGCTGGCGGAACGCTCACCGGATCGCTGACGCTGGCATCCGATCCATCGTCTGCGCTGCAAGCCGCCTCCAAGCAGTACGTTGACACAGCCGCTGCGCTCAAGGTCAACAAAGCGGGCGACACGATGACCGGCGCACTGGTGCTGGCCGCTGATCCGTCAGCCGCTCTTGAGGCGGCCACGAAGCAGTACGTTGATGGCGGCGGCTACCAGACCACAGTGGGCGGCTCCGCTACCTATAGCGGCAAGGTTGTCAAATTAAACTCCGTCGGTATCATTGACGGTTCAATGCTTCCGGTTGCCGCTACCTACCTCGGCACCGTCAGTCTCACCGCCGCCTACGCTCTGTCTGGGACTTTCTCGACCGGCAACTACTATGCCGTGTCAACGACAGGCACCGTTGACAGTTCGTGGAACAGCCGCCTTACCGGATCGCCTGCAACCTGTAGCGCCGGTCAGTCGATCATCTACAACGGCGCTACAAGCAAGTGGGACTTGGTCGGCGACACGACATCCGCCACTGCCATCAACGGGAAGCTCGACAAGGCTGGCGGCACGATGACGGGTGCGCTGATCCTGGCCGCTGATCCGACTGTTGCCCTTGGTTCCGCCACGAAGCAATACGCGGACACAATGCTCCCGAAGGCGGGTGGCACGATGACAGGACTTGTGACCCTGTCCGCCGACCCGAGTTCTGCGCTTCATGCCGCCACGAAGCAGTACGTTGACAGCGCAGGCACTGCGCTCACTACTGGGTACACCGCAGCCGACACTGCACTAACCAGCACGCTGACCTCCTCTATTGCTGGCAAGCTGCCGTTGGCCGGTGGCACCATGACCGGCGCGATCACGCTTTCCGGCGCTCCGAGTTCTGCGCTTCATGCGGCGTCGAAAGATTACGTTGACACATCTGTGTCTGGATTTGCACTCCGGTCAAACAACCTGTCGGACCTATCCAACGCGGCGACTGCTAGGTCCAACCTTGCCGCTGCTGGCACGGGCGTCACCAACACATTCAGTCAGGTCCAAACCTTTAACGGCGGCATCTCTTCGGGGGTGGCTATCAAGGGGCAGGGAGGCTTAGAAGGCGGCGAGCTTCATTTAGAAAAGCCAGCGTCTGGGTCAACTCTTGCTGGCAATGTACTCATTGACTCTTATGCTGATCAAATTCGTATCCTTGAGGGCGGCGGAACCTTTAGGGGTGCCTACCTCAACATAGCCAACTGTGCGTCTGGTGCAGGCAGCGCCATACTGACAACCGCTGACCAGCAGACGGTGCTTCTTGGCACGCTGACCACGACAAGCGGGGCAACTGCACCTCTGACAGGTCTAAACCTCTCAACATACCGCCAACTCTATATCTCGGTTTCCAATGTGTCCGGCACGAACGGTGGCGGGCGACTTATTAGGCTCAACGGAATTGCTTGCACTTCTTCCTCAAATGCTGCGACGACTACCTATTGGGGCTGGATGACGGTCGATCTAAACTCGGGACAAGGTCTTCTTTTGTCGCAAAGTTACGCATTGCCAGTTAGTGGCTCTCCCGTGTTGGGCATCACTCAGGGCGTCACTGGACTTAATCGCGGCTCAAACTCACTCACGTTTGATTGGGATGCGAACAACTTGTTCGATAGCGGAACAATCATTGTCTACGGCTTGCGCTGACATCTGCGCTGCATTCATCACTATTTGAAACTCCAAATGAAGGAATAGACTATGCCTCAGAACACCACAAAGAATGTGGCCGCTGCCACTTGGACCCAGCTGACCGACGCAAACATTGCGACCGTGACGTTCCAAAACATCAGCGGGAACTTCGTGCTTGTGAAGGGAACCGTTGGTGCAACCGCGCCGACTGATGTCACTGGCTCGATCCGCTACAACCCAGGGCAGGGCGAGCGCAACGTCTTGCTGACCGACCTGTTCCCCGGCTTGTCCGGTGTCAACCGCGTCTATGCGTGGGCTCAGGACGGCGCTCAGGTAGTCGTGAGCCATGCGTAAGATTGTGTCGCCGCTTGACGGCATTCGATCTCCGCT